TGGGTTGGATCGTTTTGTTCGCCTACATTTTCTGGTCCCAAGTATTTGTGTACCAAAAAGGCAGTACCGCCCACTTCAAATTGTTCTCGAATGTTTGAATCAAAAAAGTTATAATCGTTGGACTTTTCTTGTCGCCAAAGGCTAAGTCGGGGCATATATCATTCCTTATTCTTAATATTTATCGAAATGTTGTGCCCTGATCAAATTAAACAATAGTATCTATAATAACTTTTGTGATATCATATGGATTAGCATTAGATGCAGGTCGTCTATCTTCTAAGTAACCGGTTGTATAATTAGACTCAACTGTCTCAAGAGGTATTCTTACACTTGCACCTCTATCACCTTCGCCGTAAGTAAACTGATCAATAGATGCTGTCTCGTGTTTACCAGTCAATCTTTGATCATTATCTTTTCCATATACTGCTATGTGTTCGGCATGTCGGTTTTTCATTTTATCCAATATATCATGAAAAATACCTAACTGAGAATTGTTTCTCATCTCGTCTGTGCTAAAGTTTGTGTGCATACCGGATCCATTCCAGTCACCCTTAATAGGTTTAGGTTCTATATTAATATCACAGCCATGCTCTTCTGCAACTCTCTCTAAAATATATCGTGACATCCAAAGATCATCGCCAGCATTCTTTGCACCTTTACTAAACACTTGATATTCCCATTGACCTAAGGCAACTTCAGCATTTGTTCCAGTAATATTAATCTCTGCATTAATACATTTAATCATGTGATCAGATACCACCTTACGACCAGCAACTTTACTTGCACCTACTCCACAATAATAAGGTCCTTGTGGTCCAGGATCTTCATCTTGCCAACCAAGTGGTCTATGTCCACCATTCATTATAAAGTATTCTTGTTCAAAACCAAACCAATAATCATCTGAATCTTCAAATGTTATAGCTTTTCTTTTATCTGATTCACATAATACAAGCCAACCATTTATATGAAATGGATTATAATATATTTTAACTGGATTTAATATACAATCTGAATGATTGCCAGGAGCTTGACCAGTTGACGAACCGTCATAAGACCAGGGTGGAACTTGTTCTAATTTTGCTATGTCACCATCTGCAATTTTTATTTTACTACGCAATTGCTCATCGGCATCTAGCCATACGTATTCTAGTAATGTTTTCATCGTGTATTCCTTTTAAATTAAAAAGGACTTCGTTGTCATCTTGGAGGCTTCGTTACCCTATTTTATTTATACGAATTCGTAGTAGGAATATGAGAATGCAACAACAGCAGTTAGATATTCAACATCAGTTGTTGTTATTTCGAAAGGCAGGGACGATAGACTTGTTGGAAATGCATCAATAAATCTAATCTGTTTTGTGACATTATTAGCAGAGTTCATTATAGTTAGAGTTAAATCTCTAGTATGACTAGCTGCAATTGTAGTATCACTATCATTTGTTTCTACATTACTTTTTATCCAATCAAATATTTCTTTATAATTTAATAGATCCTCATCAATTAGATATGAAGCTTCGAATGCACCATAAACGACTTTGTCTCCTGTCATTCCAATATTTAATTGTTTAAATGGTAGAGGTGCCGGTTCAGCACTAACATCTGGTAGTGACATAGATTGTATTGTAAACTCTGCGCCAGAATATGTCTGTTTGTCTAGAGTTAATACGAATGATGCTGGATTTAAAAAGTTTGGCATACATATATTTATACATAAAAAAACCCCCAATTAAGGGGGTTTAGTTGTAACTTTAGAAATATTAAAGTGCTATGACTTTACGTTTTCTGTAGTATACGTTGTTGCCATTACCAGCAGTAACAAATGGATTGTCTGCAACACCGTAACGAGTTTTAAATCCGATACGTGGTTGGAAATCATTCTCACCAATTGTCTTCATCATGCTTAATGGAACATATGGACAATAGAACATTCCAGCGTCATAAGCGTTAGTACCCTTATAACCAACTGTGAAATAATCTACGCTTGCATATGGATCGATATAAACTTTCATACGACCGTTTAAAGTTCCTGCGAACAATGAACCAGCTACGTCTGAATCAAATCCTTGAGGACCAGATAGACCTAAACCAGTGTCCATAACGCCAGCTGAATTTAATGCAGCAGCAACGCCATGAGAAACAATAACCCAGTTACCCTTACCACGACGAGTGGAAACAGCAATTTGGTTTGCTTCTTGTTCAATAGCAAAAACTAGAGCTTTGATTCGCTCAACTAACCAGCGACCGCCACCATTGTCAGCAGTAAGCATACTGTATTGTCCTGCAGTAGAACCGCGAGTAGACGTTACAGAGTTTATGTTTACTAGACGAACAATTTCACGATTCATTTCAGCAAGAATCTCAGTTGACAAAATGTTTGCCAATTCAGTTTCTGCAGAAAGACCATGAATAGCCTTAAGGTCTTGCGCTAACTCAGTAGTGTACTCAGCTTTAAGAGCACGAGACTTTGCAGTCACAGTAGTCTTATCGATTGTAAACTGCATTTGAGGAATAGCAGGACCAGAGTTGCCTTGTGCTTCAGCCGTAGCTGTAGTATTACCAGAACCTGGTTGATATTCCGCAACAGTATCAGCGTCATCAGGTTGAACTTCATCACCAGAAAACGGATCAGATGATCCTTCAGAACCAGTATCACCAGATAGCGCACCTGAATATTCAGTATTAGCTTCGTCGAATAATGCTTCTGCACCAGCAGCGTGTGTACCAGTTCTACCTGCTGCGGTATATTGTGACTTCATTGCAAAGATCAGACCAGTTGGTCCTGTCATTGGCTGTACGCCAACTAGATCAAATGCAAGAAGGTTAGGAGTAGCACGTCTCACTAATGAGATAAGTACTGGATCCCAGTTTGCAACGTCAGCCGTAGCGTTAGCTGCGGTTTCAGTCATTAGAGCTCTTTCTTCTTGAAAAGCTTTTTCTTGGTTCTCAAGAATAACAGCAGTTACTTGACGTTTATGTGCGTCTTGTATTTTACCGGCATCTTCAGAATCAAGTACAGGAGCCCATTTTTCCTGTAAAACTTGTTGATTAATTTCCATTTTTAATTCTCCTAAATATGGATTAAGTTCGCGAAATCGCGTCCAAGTACTTCTGCATTTGATCAGATACTACTTGTTTTTCTTGTGAATCCTCAGTGATCGCATCAACTTCTGATGTCTCTACCGCGGTATCTTTGTTAAGGTAAGATTCCTTAATTGTAGCTACTTTAGATGCAAAAGCTTCGTTATCATCAGCTTCAACAGCTTCAGTTAACTCAGTTAATTTTGCAGCTTCAGTTGCAGCCAAACCTTTACATGCTTCACGGATTATGTCTTGTCTTTCATAAGCTTTCACTTTTTCTGACAATTCCATAGCCTTTTCAGTTGCATCGTTTAATTGAGACTTCGCATCTTTAGCTTCTTCAGACAGAGTATCTAAGATATCTCCAGCGTCCTCAGGAACATTGATGTGATGTTCAGTAAACAATTGACCTAGTGATTGTATAAATGATTCAGTGATTTCAGACTTCAAAGAATGCTCAATCGCAACCTCATTATCCTTCATCCAGTTTTCAACTACATATGTTAAGTAGCCGTCAACCTTGTCAACCAAATCTTCTTTAATAGCTTCAACTTCTCCAGCTAAATCAGATGCATAACGCTCTTCTAATTTTGCTGTTTCAGCATTAACTTTAGATGTAAGTGCAGCTTCAAAAATAGTAGCAGCTTTTTCTTTAAAGCCTTCAGACAATGTGTCTTCGTCTTTAACTAATGCTTCTACATCTTCTTTGAATTTACCTTTTGACTCAACAGTTTCACCACTAGATCCGTCATCAGCTTTGACTTTCTTCTTCTTAGCTTTTGATTTACCTTCAGTGTCACCTTCATCATCTACGACTTCAGTCTTAGCTTTTTTACTTTCTTTTTTAGCTTTGCCTTCTTTCTTAGATGCTTTGGTATTTTCTACTTCACCTTCATCTTCATCGCCTTCATCGTCCTCTTCTTCTTCATCGTCTTCCACTTTAGCTTTCGCTTTAGCTTTTTCCGCTGCTTCAAAGATTTCGTCAAGGCCCTCTTTAGACATTTCTGTCAAAGAAGCTTGAATTGCTGATACTGTACGAGCTGCTGTTAGAGGCGCTTCTGGAATATCTAATTCCTCAGCTTCTACTTGCGTATCCTCAACAATAACCTCATCTACAGTTTCATCAACAACTTCGTCTTTAATATCAGACATTGTATTCTCCTTTAGAGATTATAGTTTAGAGAGGAAATGCTCAAAACCTGCAGACTGTTTCTCTTCCGAGAACAATACAGGCTCTTTCACTTCTGTCTCACCTTTTTCAATAGTCTCTATGTAATGACCGGGTCTATCTTCTTCGTAAGAAACACCTTCCATAATGCCATTTACAAAGGCATTTGGAGCTGATGGATCTTGTACGATATCAATAGTGTTAAGTAGAAAATCATCCTTAACATAATTAACCCCGTCTTTCATAGAAAGACTTCCCATACCACGACTAGACACTCCAAGTTGCACGCCACCTTCAACCAAACCTTTTACAATTTGACCCATAGGGGTGTCCAAAATAAGTGCTTTTCCCATCACATTATTACCGTCCCATTTAAGTTCAGTAATTCTGTGAGAAACTTTATCCAAATTAATGGAAGGGCCCTCAGGGTGATTCAATTCACCAACTGCACGACCTGTAATAACTTGCTCATTGACAAATTTGTCAACGGCGGGTGTAAGAACTTCACGTGTGTATATACGTCCATTCTTATTTTGATTCTCTGCTTGCATGAATACACCTTCTAAGAATGTATTCTTTTTTCCGCCTTTAGCTTCTTCAATTGAGTAACTAAGCTTATGCGAAATATATTCTGTAATTAGCTTCATTTATGCTCCCATTAATTTGATGAATTCTTTGACTGCTTTCTCAGCGTCTGCTAAAGAACGATACTTATCTAACTTAGTACCATCTATATACAAATTAAATTTGCTAGTGATAACCGCAGTTACGTTCTTCTTTTTTCCAAGTTTGGTTAATTCCTTGGCTACCTTTTCACCTTTGGGTAATTTTAATTTAGCTTCTATTACTTCATTAAATGATTCTTTAAACGTCAGCATCTGTTACAGTTTCCCCTTCTGGTGTCTCCACCGCAGGTTCTTCTACTGCTGCTGGAGTATCATTTGATGCTCCATACATTTTAGAAGCAACTTCTGTTTTATGTGTATCTAACGCATCGAGTATTTTATCATGCATAATACTATTAAACATATTATTACTCTTTTGTGCGTCACCCTTTTTTATATTGTCAATTAAATCTATTGTGCTCATATTATCTCTGTATCTTATTTATAAAAATGTTTATTTCCAGTAAACTTTATGTATACTTATTGTTTATATAGGTGCATTTGATAAATCTGGATTAATATCACCTGGTTCTATCGGATCTTTCTTATTATCTCTAGCAATTTGTTTGATATCATCATCAGTTAACTTAAGAATATTTCGACGTATCCATTCTTTCGACCAGAACATACCGATATATTCGTCCATCATTTGTATCATTTCTATACGTTCCTTAAGGATTTCTGAATCCTTAAGCTCAGCATAGTAGTTATCTCTAGAATACTCAACAACTATTTGTTCACGGATATTTACCCAATCACTTGGAACAATAATCTTTTTAAGGATTAACTGTCTCTTAAGTGCTTCATAAAATAGTGTTGAGAACTTATTACGGCAACGATCTATAAACTTTTGGAATTTAAGTTCGTCACGTGTAATTTCGGATGAACGACCAACAGAGAATGCGTCTGCTTCTGTTAATCGACTCATAGGAATATTTAATGCCCTATATAATTTGTTTTGGAAGTATATAATATCTTCAATCTCACCAAGGTTTGAACCACCTGGAAGAGTATCAATCTCAGTACCACGACCGCCTTCCCTACGTGGTAACCAGAAATCTTCCATAATATTACGATGAATCTTTTCATCTTTAAGGTTACCTGTAGTAGGATCATATACGATCTTATTACGATACCTATTCATAGTATTGTTTAGGTATTCCTCAGCCTTACCTTTAGGAAGATTACCCACGTCTATATAGAATATACGACGTTCAGGTGCTCTTGATATACGATAGATGACTAGTGAGTCTTCCATCATGCTTAATTGATTTAAAGGTTTAAGGGCTTTATTTAAGTAACCTACAACCTTATTGCGTTCGTCATTTAATAGACCTGAGTTAACTTGAATAATAGAATCAGGATGGATTTTTAAACCTTCAGCATTATTTACTTGAACTTCATCTTGATACAAGTAATATTCTTCACCTTCTTTCTGAAGCTCAGCTCCAGTTTTAGGATCTTTAACTTTTTCTATCTCTTTAATCTTACGAATTTTTGTTGGATCTATTTGTCTTAGTTCTAATATACCAGCATCTGTTTTAGAAT